GCATCTGAATCCTCGCTGCCGTACTTGGTAACGTAGTGGTAGGTCTTGGGTGATGTAAGCAGGAGCTTACAGGCGGATGATGACAGGGCATTCTTTGAGAGGTTGCCGTAGTAGAAGTCATCATCGTGCATCTTGGATTTGATGGTTTCTAAATCCCAAGTGCTTCCGTCAAGTAGTTCAATGATTTTCATTGTTGATTGGTTTTGAATAAAGGTAAACAATTTTTTGCAACTTCCGACACAACATCAACGGTTACTGCGTTGCCGCATTGCTTGTAGCGTTGGGTGTTGCTCATTGGTTTGACCACACCATCGTAGTTGCCAAAGGCGGTGTGGTTATAGGGGAATCCCTGTAAGCGTTCGCATTCAATAGGAGTAAGTCTTCTGATGCGATATTCCTCTTTAATAATCAAATCACTCTTGCCTGCGTTTAGAGCAGGAGCGTGACCACCTGCATCATACACTCGGTCTTGTTGGTATGGTTGCTTTCCGCCTGAATCGTTACGAGTTCCAATTTGCTTTACTTGAACTCTCATTGGTGATTTGTAATCGCCTGAAGTCAGGGTGCGAGCGATGCCATCTGGGTCATATACTCGTCTTGATTGCACATCGTTTTTGCAGCTTGCTATAACATTTATTTTGCTTAAAGAAGTTTGCTCATTGCTTTCTCCGATAGGAAAAACTCCTCGCCAACCTGCCACTGTGGTTGTAGAATATCCGACAAGGTAAATTCGCTCTCTATTTTGGGGTAGAAACCACGATGTATTAAGCAGTTGCCATTCAAGTCTATAACCCCCAATGTTGGCAAACTCTTGGAGGATTGCCGCAAAGTCTTCGCCAGAGTTGCTGGAGAAAGCTCCTTTAACATTCTCCCAGACAAATACTCTTGGTCGGCATTCCCTAATGAGGCGAATTGCTTCAAGGATAAGGCTGCTTCGTTCTCCTTCCATTCCTTTACGTTTTCCAGCAAGGCTGAAATCTTGGCAAGGACTTCCAAAGGTGATAAGGTCAATGGCTGGGAGGTCTGCTCCCCGAACATTTGTAACTGAACCGACATAAGTAGAGGTTGGGAATTGATGTTTGTAAACTGCGATAGCGTGTTGGTCTACCTCCGAGAAGTAGGATGTGACTTCGTATCCTGCTCGCTCAAAGCCAAGATGGAATCCACCGATTCCGCTAAACAGGTCAAGCTGATTAATTTTCATAGAACTCATTAAAGAAATCCTCACCTGACTTGTTTGAGTCGTGATTCACCATACCAATGAAGTAAGATGATTGAAGTTGGGTTCGCTCAATGTGGAGGTACATCTCTTTGGTAGCATCGCTGAACTCAGGATAACGCTCAAAAAAGAGAGCCATTGCGGTTTTAAGTTTAGTACTCATCTGCTGCTACTTGTGTTGCCCAATTAATCCACTTGTAGTACAACTGCATATCCATCTTGGTAGGTGGGTTGCTGATGTGTGAGGTTGGGTAGCTCGTGGTATTGGTGTAGCCATCCTCGTTGTAGGATTCCTCCTTGTACTCAATAATCATCTCGTACGTGTACATCTTCATTGGTGATTCGTAGCCAAGCCATTCAGCGAGGTATTCTTGGTCGGTTCCTGCTTCTACGGCATCCCAATAAGCTTGCGGCATCTCGTGAGAGTCCTCAAGCCACATCTGAAGGTCATCAATTTCAAATAGCATTACAGTCCAGCAATTAGTTCAACAATAGCCATTGACCCCATAAGGCCGCCAATGATAACGATAGAGGCAATGAGCTTCGCAAAGAAGACCTTGACTTGGTGTGCAGAGATTTGATTCATTTTGATTGGTTTTAAATGATGGTCAAATATATATAGAGTTTTCAACACTACAACACTATGCACGAAATTGAATATCCATTGCATAAAAAAGAGGGCTATTTGCCCTCTCTCCATTGTGTGTAGCAAACTGCTACCGCTTGGTCTTTGTCTGGATACTCGCTTCCGATTGCTTCCATACAGCGCTGGATGTAGTCGGACTGCTTCTCACCACTTTGCGGCTTGGGGATTGGCATACTTTAGGATTTTAAATGAAACTAATTTTTCAAGGTCGGTCAACTCAAGGCGGCTGATTACATCTTGCCTACCTGCTCGCTGATACCATTTTCTGGTAGCCTCTTGCTTTGTCACAAACACAGGCTCAACAATCTTCTCCGCCAACCGAGCAAGCTCCGATGTACGCACCATCACGAACCCACCAAGCTCAGGCATATCAAAAGCGATGTACTCAGCCTTACCATAAAGCCATCCAGCATCACCGTTCACATTCTTGAACTCCACCCATATTGTATTAGGATGGTTGCCACCTTTAACGTCTACCGATGTTTCATCGTTCAATCGGGTGACAAAGTAGTCAATGTGGTCGTAGATGTCGGTGTTGCGGTCTGACTTCTCGCAAGAATACCCAATCGCCTCACAAGCCTCAACGAAGCGTTGTGCGGTAAGGTCACCTACCTGATTGGAGTATTGCCTGCGCTCTTTACTCACCATAAGCGTTATATAAAGCCTCAAGCTCTTGCAACCTACCACGCATACAACTGCCGCACGAAGTGGGCTGCACCTTATCGTTGAATACTCGGTTGTAGATTTTATTCAGTTCAACCTGCTCAAACGCAGTTACCACGTTACGTCCTTTCATCTTACCGATGTACTCGTACTCGGTTTGGGTCAAGCACTCAGGCTTACGGTAACGGAAGATTTTGTTTAGCTTCTCCTTACGGGCATCGCATCCGCAGTCAACGCCTGTTGCTTCGCTGAACCAGTCAACGGCAGCCTTGATGCCTGTGGCGGTGGTGATTTTCTCTATCGTATCGCCAAGACCTTCACTCCTCTTTGGCTTCCTTCCACGCTTGGTAGCTTCCGTTGCAGTCGGTTTGGATTCGTTCTCTTGCATTTTTTAGGGTATTAAAGATTGAACGTGCTGAGATTTTTGTTTTGTCTGCGAGCGTTCTAATGCTCATATCGGTGTTGTGGTACAGGTCAAATATCTTTCTGTCGTACCAATGCCAATCGGATGCCTGCTCCCATATCTCATCGTAGAGGGCAACCATCTGCACTTCGGCTTCTTCGTTAGCCTCCTCAAAGATCAGTTCATCTTCAATCTGGCTTACATCTACAAACTCAATTCGGCTCTTTGCCTTCATCAAGGTTGCATACATATTGCGAAGGGTGACGTACACGAAGAAGGTGTTGACCTCCTTCTCATTGTACATAATCTTTTCAGGCTCCCCAACATATTTGTACAGGCGAACGTACATCTCTTGAACTATGTCGTTGGCAAGGTCTTGGTCTGCACCAAAACTCTTGACCATCCGAATCCAGTCGGTGTGCCGTTCAGCAAGTACCGTAGATGGGGTAGAAGCCTACGTTAAAATTCATCAAATGTCTTTTTCAGGGTTAAATATAGTTCTTTATATTTAACTAACTCCGTTACCATCTCATTTAGCTTTTTGATTTCATCCTCAAGTGACTTCAAATCTACCGCATCAAGCACGTCAATTGGGTACTCATCTCGTATCTCGCAGGCTACTTTGTATGCCCATCGGTAGTCTTTGTAATTTAGTCTTGATTTGTGTTCCTTTTGGGCGTGTACTACGGATGAGTGGTCACGGTCAATGATGCTACCAAGTTCCATTAGCGTGGCTTTGTGTCGGTAGGCATTGATGAATGCGCCTCGTGCGAGCGTGTATTCCCTTTTGCGTGTGTCTCTGTCATCAAGACCAAGACGTGTCATCAAAGCAATCTTTGCTCGCTTGAGTTGTTGTAGTTCAAAGGCTCTCATTTGCATTTACAGAGTGTTGCTCTGCCCTCTTTAGTGGTTTCTATTATTTTGGTGATGGGTACTTCAAAGTGCTTGTGGTCGGATAGCCTCTTGAATTTAAAGTAGCTGCACCACTCCACAAGTTTGTCTTGGTAGTCTTGGATGATTTGGTAGTCCAAGCAGATGTAGTCTACGCCATCCACACGGAAGCATTCGTACTGCTGAAACGGAGAAAATATCCGCTTCATAGGTTATCCTCAATAATCCGTTGCAGTCGTTCTATCTCCATCACCATCTCCTCGTTGTTGATTCGGAGTTGTGCGTTGGCGAGCATCACCTCGTTGAGTTTGCGATTGGCGAATAATCGGTAGTCAATAAACTGCTGCAAGAGCTGGTCTGCGTTGTGGCAGTTCATCACGTGGTCAAGCAGTTCATCCTGTACCTCTCTGCCGTTGGATTTGTCTGCTGCTTGATGGGCAAGCCAAATAGCCGTACCCGAAAGCATAAGCTGCTTCTCCCTGATGTATAGGTCGTGGAGTTCTTCAGAAGGGTACATCATCTGGGCTTATTAGTGGTGTGGGTTCATCCTTTGTTTGCGTCAACAAATTACGCCCATTTATTTTGAATCCCACGTTACCAATCATTGACAACATAACGACAGGCGAATCGTATGGTGTTACACGCCCTCCCGTTTCCATCTCCTTTACCTTACGCACGTGGACGTGGGTGTATACCCAGTCCGTTTCGTGCGCAGAGTACCTGTGAAATACAAATACGGCATCAGCACGGTTTTGCCACTTGCCCCCTCCTTCAATGTCTGATGCCATTGGAGGCATCGGGTGGCCTTCGTATGGGTGACCTTTGTAGTGTACTCGCCTTTGAGCTTCAGATACAGGGTGGGTGCTTACAATGGTGGTGATAGCATTCTTGTGGGCAAACACCCGAATGGCTGATGCAACCTCGTAGTGGTATTCGTGCATCCCTGTTTTGCCGAGTTTCTTTTGGTCGGTGGTCAGCGAGTTGTACGGGTCAATCAACGCACCTGTATAGTCCCATTCATTCTTGATGGACTCCATTACCTCAATCAGGTCAAAGGCGTTGAATAGTCTGTTGCCATCAATGAATTGGAAGTACTCGTTTATCCAATCCAACTTGCGGTGCATCGTGAGTTCATCAATTCCTTGTATGGGCTTGCACACCATAAACTCAATGAGCTTGCGTTTGAGCGATGCGACCTCGTTCTCTGCCGAGTAGATGAGCCACTTCTTACCCATATTGTAGGACTGAAGAAGCATCAGGTACATCAGCGTGTGGGTCTTGCCCACGTTGGCGTGGCCTGTGACTACGATAAACTCACCATCCTTGAAGCGGATGTACTCATCAAGTTCGTAGACACCGAGTTTGCCTGTGTCAAAGTATTTGCCCTTTAACGCCCTTTGAAGGTAGGGAAGCGAGGCTTCGTTTGGTAGTAAGTCGGGATGTTTCATATTCTGATTGGTGATGCTAATATACAAACATAAGTCAAATAAAAAAGCCTCCCGAAGGAGGCTCTTACGCAACGTCCGAAGAAACCAATCAGAACGGACTCTCGTTGCGTGAAGCAAAATGCTCTTGGTGAGTGGCGGTTGATTGGTTACCGTTCATCCACTCATTGAATGTTGCTGCGTTAGCCAAGATGGTATTGACATCGTGACCTGCGGCACAAGCGTATTCCACCGCAGCCTTCAAAGCTACTTGGCGGATAATGGAGGCGGAGCGTTCATCACCTGACACTTTTGAAGTATTGGCGAAGCTGCCTCCGTTACCTCCACTAAATCCACCGCCCGTGAAGGGCTTGTTGATTTTGATAGTACCCTTTTCGTTTTTGGTGTAGTCCACCTCATCGCCTACGGCATAAGAGGGGGTTGGTGATTTGGCGAAGGCCGTACCGAAGTCTCCGTTATCAAAGCGGAGTTCCAACTTAAACAGGTCTTGCCATTGCCCTTTCGGGGTGATGCTTACGATTTTTGCCATTGTTAGATTGGTTTTAAATGAATAGAATTGCTTGCTGCTCCAATACTTCAACCTTTGCTTGAAGCTCTAAGACTTTTTCTTGGAGTGCTTTGATTTGAGCCTGCTGAACTTGCAGGGCTTGGGTGTAGGTTTCTTGAGAGAGTGAGAGTGTCATTTGATTGGTTTTTAAATTTGACACTACAAATATAATCAACTTTGGTT